TTAAATGATCAGGAATTACAAAAATTAAAAGCATTAAGAGCAAAAGGAAATCAAATTCAAACAAACAGTGTGCAAGAAGATCATTATGATGAGCCAGCAAATGATTCAGAAGAGGATATGCTTGATAATCAAGTAGCATTTATTAAGTATGCTGTAGATGAAATTCAAGACTTTGTTAAAGCAAACGGTGACTTTCCTGAATGGTTCCAAAACAAATTCACTAGTGTTCACGAAAACGTAAAAACATTACACGCATTTATTGAAGGCGAACGTAACAAAGAAAAACGCAAAGAAATGATTGCTATGAAAGATCGTGAAGATGATTACTTTGAAACATTAGAAGACAAATTAGCACAAGAAGCAGAAATTAATTGGGCAAAGCCAGATGATCCTACATACTACGTAAGAATTAAAGGTGGTCAACCAATGATTGAAATTACCGGGGGTAAATTTGCACCTGTTATTGCTAGTAAGAAATGGCAAGAAATCACTCCAGCAATTTCTGATAAAGCATACAAGCAAGGTTTTAGAACTGCACCAATTGAAGGCGTTGATGGCAAAAAGTATCAAGCACTTGTTGGTTGGTTAGAAAGTAAGAAAACTGAAGTAGCATTTGTTAGTGCTAAAGATTTTGTAGAACTTAAAAATCCAGTTAAATCGTCAGAAGTTCCAAGCGATGCTGGACCCGACGGAGGCATGAAATAATGAGTAACAGCGGCGACTTTTATGATATTTTAAACAAGTTTAACGACCTAGGCATTAAAAACGAAGGCTTAACTGTAGATGTTCCTACAAACGCTAAGGCACCACAATCAAATGATACAAATCCTGTACACCACGCATCTGTTGTTAATGAAAGTGTAGCAGGTAAACACATTCCGGGAGTAAGTGATACAAGTGCAAACGACTTTGCGGCACTTGCTGGTGTAAGTAAACCTACACAAAGACCACAACCTGCCAATCCAAATCCAAATTCATATAGCACTGCTTCACAATCAATTGAGCAGAGATTAACTGCTATCGAAAATCGTTTAGAAAGTATTTTTGAATCTGTTTCTTTACTTGCTGAAAAAATATCTCCGCAAGAAAAACAACAAAAAATGTCAGACTACGATGCTAAGAAGAAAGCATTACAAGACATTGCTTCAGATCCAAATACTGATAAAGATCCAGAACTCAAAAAAGAACTAATGCGTAGAAAAGCACGTTTAGAAAAAACTAAAGAATCTATTGACAGTTCATTATCTAAAGAGTTCGAAGCATTCCTTAAAGATATTTAATTCTACCAGATCTATAAAATCTGCTTGACAGATTAGATAAATCATTATACAATAACATCATTATTAACCAAGGAGTAACTAATGAGTGATCGCGTATTTGGCGCAGACGAGAAAGCCAAACTAATTCAGGTTGTCAATGAAGGTGTAACTGTACTAACTGAAGTGCAGGACTTACAAGAAGGCCTTCGTGATACAGTAAAAGCAGTAGCAGAAGAATTGGACATCAAACCAAGTTTGATTAACAAAGCAATTAAGATTGCACAAAAAGGTGAATGGCACAAAGCCGTTGACGAATTTGATGATCTTGAAACAATTATGGTTACAACTGGCAAGGACAAACTGTAATTGCAAAAGATTAAATCGTTTTGGTTACACAGTTATAATACAGATCGAATAGCATTTTTCTGTGAACTTATTAGTTTTATCTTTACTGTAGGAGCAAGCCTAACACTTGCTTTTACAGCAGATAATCCTGATATGACTATAGTGTACCCAGGATTTTTTATAGGCTCACTAACAGCAATTTATGCCTACTATAGACGTAAACTTGCTTGGCCAATGACACTAACAATGTACTTTGCTGTTGTTAATGTTTTTGGATACGGTGTAGCCGCAGGCATTTGGTAAAAAAAGGCACAAAAAGACTTGACTTTAGGCAGTTTTTTAAGTAAAATTCTAAATAGTAGTGTAGAAGGTTAGCAAGCCATAAATTGCACACATAGGTTTTTGTCAGCCGCAAGTGACATATAAAGGAAAATATTATGCAAGAAAAATCTTCTGATTTTTTTAAAACAAACAAGTACGTTCACGTAAAAAATCTATTACCTGTTGATCTGTGTCACATTGCTTCACAATACGCAATGTTTCAATTAGAACAAGACTTTGAACCAGAAACAGGACAAACAGCACAAGTACCCGGAACACATTCAAAGTATGGCGACTTATTAATGGAAACACTACTGTTGTTTTCAACTCCATACATTGAAGCAAACACTGGATTAAAATTAATTCCATCATACTCATATTATAGAGTGTACAAGCCAGGTGACGAACTACATAAACATAAAGATCGTCCGGCTTGCGAAGTTACAGCAACCGTTACATTAGGATGGGGTTATAGAGATACACAAGAAGGCTGGAAATGGCCAATCTTAATTACAGATCAAAACCAAGAACAGAAATCATTTAGTTGTGATCTAGGCGACGGTGTAATATATCGCGGATTAGATTTAGAACATTGGAGAGAACCGTTTAATGCTGGTGAAGGTTCGTTCCATATACAAGTATTCCTTCACTACGTTGATGCAGACGGTCCATATGCTAAAGACCATGCATTTGATGGAAGAAAAGGACTAGGGTATCCAGAGCCCGGCAAATAGGAGAAAATATTGAGTTACGTTGACGCACTTTGGGATCGTGATAAAGATATCATCAAAGTTGTAGAAAGAAGCAAGAAAGGCGAACGTGAGTTCCGTGAGTTTCCTGCACGATATGTATTCTACTACGGTGATGCCAAAGGTAAAGCAAAAAGTACATTTGGTGATAGTGTAAGCCGTGTAGTATGCAAAACCTGGAAAGACTTTCTTAAAGAACAAAAGATTAACAAGCATCGTGGATTGTTTGAAGCAGACATCAATCCTGTATATCGATTGCTTGAAGAAAACTATTTAGGTCAAGACGCACCAAATCTAAATGTTGCGTTTTTCGACATCGAGGTGGACTTTGACCCTGAACGTGGTTACAGTTCACCAGAAGATCCATTCACAGCAATTACAGCCATTACTGTTCACTTACAGTGGCTTGACACACTTGTAACACTTGCTTTGCCGCCAAAGACACTTACTATGGAACAGGCATTGGAAGAAGTTAAAGATTTTCCAAACACACACTTGTTTGAAAGTGAAGCAGAAATGCTTGACACGTTCTTAGACTTAATACAAGACGCAGATATCTTAAGTGGTTGGAACAGTGAAGGTTATGATATTCCGTACACTGTAAACCGTGTTACACGAGTACTTTCAAAAGAAGATACAAGACGTTTTTGTTTGTGGGATCAATATCCTAAGAAACGTAAGTTTGAAAAGTTTGGTCGCGAACAAGAAACATATGACTTAATTGGTCGTCAACACTTAGACAGTTTGGAACTGTATCGTAAGTACACCTATGAGGAACGACACACATATCGATTAGATGCTATTGGCGAAATGGAAGTAGGTGAAAACAAAACAGTTTACGAAGGTACACTTGATCAATTATACAACAATGACTTTAAAACGTTTATTGAATATAACAGACAAGACGTTGCACTACTTGATAAACTTGATCAAAAACTAAAGTTCATTGACCTAGCAAACGAACTTGCTCACGCAAACACTGTACTACTTCCAACAACAATGGGTGCTGTTGCTGTAACAGAACAAGCAATTATTAACGAAGCACACAGACGTGGCTTTGTTGTTCCTAATCGTATTACAAAAGATCAATTAGGTGATACACAAGCGGCAGGTGCGTATGTTGCGTATCCTAAAAAAGGACTACATGACTGGATTGGTTCAATGGACTTGAACTCACTGTATCCAAGTGTAATTCGTGCGTTAAATATGGACCCCGCAACTATTGTTGGGCAACTAAGACAAAATCACACAGAAGAATTTATTGATGAGCAAATGCGTCTTAAAAAGAAATCATTTGCGGCGGCATGGGAAGGTAAGTTTGGTAGTTTAGAATATGATTACGTCATGGAACAACGTAAAGATATTGAAATTACTATTGACTGGGAAAACGGCGAAAGCGACAGTCTAAGTGCCGCACAAGTTTATCAACTTGTATTTGACAGCAATCAACCGTGGATGTTGAGTGCTAATGGTACTATCTTTACTACAGAGTATGACGGTATCATTCCTGGACTATTAAAAAGGTGGTATGCAG